CGGGACCCGGCAGAGCCGCACCACCGACGCCGACGCCTTTGCCGTTGGCGGCGCCCTGACCCTTGCCTCGAGCGCCGACCCCGCGCTGCGGGCGGCCGCCGTCCTGGCCGGGCGGGTTCATCATCCCGGTGCCGGGCGGGTTGGGCCGACCACCGCCGGGAGCGGGGGTGCCGCCGTTGCCGGCGCCGTTGCGGCCGAGCGGAGACTGCCCCGGCTTGACCCGCAGGGGCAACGTCGAAGCGCCGGGAGGAAGACCACCGCGGCCGCGACCGCCGCGACCTCGAGCTCGAGAGTTGCCAAGTGCCTGTGCCATCTGAGTGTGTCCTTTCGTTATTCGGCGCCGAGGTTGGCAGCGAAGAAGTGGAAGTTCGAGTCGCGCAGCGTGGAGCTGGCAACGTTTTCGACGAGACGGATTTCGTACCCTTTGACGCCTTTTTCGCTCGTAATGAGATTGACGTTCGCGTTGATCGCCTGAATCCCCGCGGCCGCCTCAGCGGTGCAGGCCCGGATGGCGCCGGGGTAGTCGAAGGTAGAGCTGCCCTGCAAGAAGATCTTGTAGAGGCCCGTCGAAGGGTGTTCGATCGTGAGCCCGTCGCCACCCCGCAGGAGAGAGCCGTTGGCCGCGACTTCGACCCAGACGAGGTCGGCGAAGCCTTCGATTCCAAGCTGTTCTTGGAAGGATTCACCTTCGCCTTCTTCGGGGCTCGGAGGTTCAAGGCCGCCTTCTTCGAGTTCCTGCCAGGTGGGAATGTCGTTGGCGATCTGGTCGGCCGAGATCGGGAACTGCTGGCGGATCTCGTCGAAGTTGGCTTGCGTCGCCGCGTTGGAGGAGAGAAGCTCGCCGAGGACCCGCCGGAGGCCCTCTTCGTCCATTCCCGCGACGAGGTCTTCGATGCCGGGCATCAGCGCTTGATCCTCAGCGTCTTGCGGTCGGAGGCGTTGAAGCGGGGAGGCCCGAGGCGGCCAGGGTTCGCCAGGACCGAGGGGAAGGGCAGCGGAAGGCCGTGCCGCTGATCGCTGGTAGGCGAGGCCGCAGGGCCGCTGGCGAGTTCGACACTGGGGACGCTCGCGTTGACGGTGGCCGAGCCGGGCGCGATTGCCGCGGAGATTTCCGGCGTCGGCGCCGAGACGTTGACGGTGGCCGAGTTCGGTTTGTGGACGCCGGCTTCTTCTTCGAGGTTGAAGGTGCCGGTGGCGAAGTTTTGCATCGCCTCGGTCCCGGTGCCGCTGCCGAGGAGGCCCGAATAGCCTTCGGTGTAGGTCGCGTCTTCGACTTCGAGCACCTGTTCAAAGGCCGATGCTTTTTCTTTGCTGGCGAAGCAGTAGACCTTGCCGCCGCCGACGACGAGGGCGAAGCGGGATTCCTTCTTGTATTTGCCCGCCGTGGTTTCGACTTCTTTGAGGACGGTGACGACGCCGTTCACCCACTTCTCGAGTTTGAGCTTGAGGGCGACCGTGGCACCTTCGCCGCTCAGATATTCGACCCGCAGGTAGTAACCGTTTTCTTTGGTTTCCGGGGTGGTTTTGTCGCGGTAGACCCAGACGCCGATGTAGCGGTTGGGCGCAGTCGGCCCCGGTAGCTGCGTCAGGAGAAAGAGGGAGGCGGCGTATCCGCTGCCGCCGACCAGCGCTCCCGTTTTTTTCCAGTAGGCCCCGTCCGCGCCTTCCGAAAACAAGGAAATCGGGGTCCAACCTTCGCCGCTTACACACTTGCCCTTCTGTTTGCCGGGTTTGAGGAGCACCCATTCCCCGGCCAGGGGATTTTCGTTGCGGTTGAGGTTGTCAGTGACCGCGAGTTTGGCGAGTTCTTCGGCGATCGTTGCCACGAGAGCCCCCTACGCGACGACCAGGCGCGCGGTGCCGTCAGTCGGGTCCCATTCGATCTTCACGGTGCCCGACGCGATTTTCTGCGTGGCGCCCGCGTCGAGGTATTGCAGGACCGGGGAGGTCCCCGCGACTCCGGTGTCCTTGTAGATCACCGCGTAGCGGTATTCGGCGGTGACTTCTTTCCATTCCACCGTTTTCGCTTTGAGCCTGACGGTGTTGCTGGCGGCGTCGTAGGAGACGGCCTTTTCGTTGAGTTCCTTGCCGCCGGCCGTGTAGTTGGTGCCGCCACCGCCCGCAATCTCGTTGGCGCTGACGTCGTCCCAGAAGTCGTGTGCGTCCTGATCGGGGGCGTAGGCAGCTTTGACCAAGGCGACCTTGATCGTGTCGTTCGCCCAATCGACTCGCCGCGCGGCCGTCGCCCCGAACTGGCCGAGGACCGCCTGACCGAACCACTTTGCAATCGTCGCCATCTACGACCTCGCCTTCTGCGTCTCCGCTACCCGCGTCTCCCGCAGGTAACGGTCCATGCGCTGCACCGACCACGGCGCGGCACCGGAGAATTGGTGGGAGAAGAGGGTGCCCGTCTGCCCTCGCTGATGCTGATCCTGGGCGATCACCGGGGCGGCCCCGAGTTTGTAGAGCTGGCCTTTGCCGAGCGCCTTGTAGTCCTCGGCGACCTTCACCGTGACTTCCCCGGTGCCCCACAGCTTCGAGCCCACGAAGGTCTTTTCGTCGGCATCTTCGAGTTCGTAGAACCCTGACTGCCAGCGACAGTCGAGATCCGCGGCCGAGGCATCGGCGTTGGTGGCCGGGGTGTAGAGGTAGACGCGGCGGTTGCCGGCGCCGGTCCCCGAGAAGAAGATCCGCGCCCGGTTGTTGGTCTGTTCCATCCACGCAACCAGACAGTTGAGCGCCGCGGTGTAGATCGTCCAAGCCTGGGAGCGCAGGTCGAACTTCATCACCCGGTCGACGACGCCGCCTTCTTCGAGGCCCACGTAGAGGGCTTCCCCCATGTAGGCGATCCCGGCCCCGTTCACCCAGCGCCGGGTGCCGAGAGTGGTGAGGATCGGGCCGAGCAGCGGGGTCGATTCCGAGAGCGGCGCCAGGTCGTCGGAGAGCAGGGAAGGTTCGGCGCCGGTCGTCGCGTACACGCCGTGGTCGGCCACGAAGTAGACCGAGTCGTTGCCGGCGATCACGTTCTCTGCCCGCTTGGCACCGGGGGTCCGCATCCGAGTCCCGAGCTCGACCGACCGGAAGTTGAAGACGGGTTTGCCGTCAGCGTCCGCGGAGACGCCGAAGAAGATGAAGCAGCGCGTCTCCTTGAAGACGAAGATCATGCCGCCGAAGGCGACGCAGCCGGTGATTTCCTCACCGTCGCCGGGGTTGAGCTGCACGTAGGCGGTGGGTTCGTATTCCTCCCCGTTGCCCGGCATAGAGAACCACACGTGGGAGCCGCTCGAGATGGCGCCGTTGGGGCCTCCCGCCGCGGTGGTGCCGGCGACGACGAGGCGGTTGCCGCCGTCCGGCCACACCGCCAGGAAGCGGCCCTTCGGCATCGCCCCGGCCGCGACTTCGCCGACTTTGGCAGTCGGGCTCGTGAAGTCAGCGCCGTCGTAGCGCTTGAGGGTGTTTTCCTGATCGGCGATGTAGGTGTAGGAGGCCGAGGGCGTCCCCAGCTTGGCGAAGGCCAGGTGCTTTTCGTTGGAGGCGATCGTTTTGCCGGCGACCTCTTTGCCTTCTTCGTTGAGGACGAGGATCGTGGCACCGCGGCGGGAGATCAGGCGAGTGAGCGAGTGGCCGAAGAGGGCGTCGTAGCTCGAGGCGGCGTCGGCCGGCGAGAACGCGGCCGCGCCCTGCCTCGAGCGCAGCGTCGACAGGGAGTTGTCCCAATCGACGTCGAGCAGGTCGATCGCGTTGTCGGCGCCGACGTCGTCGAGCGGCTTGCTCAGGATCAGCCCCCCGTAGTTGGTGAAGGGGATCGGTTTGGGGGCGGTCGGCACTAGAGATAGTCCCCGCCGCGCCCTGAGCGCGTCAGGCGCCGCTCCTTGTCGTAGTTGGGCTTCATCAGGGCGTGAACCATCGCGTCACGCTCCTTTTCGTAGTCCTTCCACGCTTCGGAGGCCGCCTCCCAATTGTCGGTCGCCTTGTAGACCTTCACCCTGACTCGAGTGACGATCAGATCGTGGTAGTCGGCGGGCACGATCGGTTCTTCGTTGTCGGCGATCGCCACCGGCACCTTGCGGTAGCGCACTTTGAAGTTGCCACCGCCGCTCGGGGGCGGGTAGACCTTGATCGTCGTCCCGTTCTCGGTGTACCAGCATTCGGCCTGGCCGACGCCGGACAGGGTCGGGTCGCCGAGGAGGAGCTGATTGAGGGTGGCCGGATCGAGCGGGTTGCGGTGGGTGACGTCGGAGACGGCAATCACGTGGCCCAGGTCGGCGATCGCCAACGGGGCAGCGCCTTCTTTTTCGGCGAAGAGGAAGGGCCACGGTTTGAAGTCGCAGAGCTCGCGGATCGCCTGCTGAATCCAGCGGTTGATCCGCGCTTCGCCCCCGGTGTCGTTGGCGATGTTTTCGGCACCGAGGCCGATGATCTCTTCGCGTATTTCTTTCCGGTTCAACTCAGGCCCCTGCCGGAAGTAGAAGGCCCGAGTCGGACGACTTCGGGAAGCTCACCCCGCCCGCGTAGGGCACGTGGGGCGCATTGCCGAGATCGGTACGACGAAGCTCACCCCCGTCGCCCCTGACCCGCTTGGCCGCCCGGAAGGCCATCGCGGTTTCGTCCTCACGCTGCTCGCCTTCGAGGAGTTCGGCCCGGATCGCGTCCCGTTCCCGCTGGTCTTCGGCGTCCTCGATCTCCTCGAGTGCACCGCTGCGCTGTAGATCCCGCGCCTTCATCTCCTCGGCGAAGTGAAGGTCGGGGTCGCGGTACTCCCAATCGGGGCCGGTGATCGGGAAGTAGGCGTTCACCGGGTGGGTGAGGAGCTTCATGTGCCAGCGGCCGGGGATCACACCGGCCGCTCGCGCCTTCGGGGGAAGCTCCCCGGCTCGGGCTGAGATTTTTACGACCCGGCAGCGATCGTCGAGCAAGCGCAGCTCGCGCTCGAGGATCTTCGCCTGGGGGTCGTCGACGTCTTCCTCCATCTTCTCGTGCAGGCTGTTGATCGCCCGCATCCTCTCCTCGCGGGAGATCGGCACATGGAGCCCGGCCGGGGTTCTCGGCATCTCGATCTACCTCCCGTACGCGAAGACCAACGCGGTCGGTTTTTTGATTTCCGCTTCGTTGGCTACCTCGGCCGGCGTCTCGTCGAAGAGCTTGAGGGTTTCGGCCGTGGGGTCGTAGATCACGTTGGCGATGTTGACCACGCCGTTGCTGATCGAGGTCAGCACCGCGTAGCCGTAGACCACGTGCTTGAGCCCGACGTTGGCCGGCGTCAGTTTGTCGGCCTGTAGGTATTTGGTCGGGAAGGTGATCGGCGTCACCGTCATCTTGAGATTGCCCGGAGGCGATTTCTTGCGAGGACGGGTGCCGATCGCCAACGCGCCCAGGGAAGCGGCGACGAAAGCGAAGGGCGGAAAGAGGCGCTCGAGGAGGCGTTTCATCGTGTGGTGCTCCTTTGTCGGATTTCGTGTCAAGCAATTTTTAGAAAGCCTGCAAAACACACACTTCACTTTTGGAAGTCTGTGCCTGAGACGGTCGGGGGTGAAAAGTGCGTTTGAGAAAATGTGACTACACACCCGACCAAAGGGAGTCACATGAGCGACGAGTCGATGCAGCGAATCAGTGAACGATTGGGCCAGTACATGCGAGAAGCCGGGCTGATCTCAACGCCGCCCCGCTATCGCTACTACGAGGGCGCCAACGGCAACATGTACTGCTGGACGACCGAGACGGTCGACCAAGCCGACGACGACCCGAAGGGCTACTACGCGAGCTTCATCTACCGCGGCTACGGCAAGGGCTCGAGGAGCGGCAAGCCGGAGACGTGGAAGCTCGAGGCGAAGCGGAACCACCGCAAGCGCAAAGACGCGAAAGCCCGCGCCCACAAGATGCTGCGCCGGGACAACCCGGCCTGAGAACCAGCGAGAGGGGCGCCCCCGGCAGGGCGCCCCTCGAGCCGCTAGTTGAGTTTCGTCGCCACCGCGTGGGTGTTGCGACGCAGGAGGGCGGTGTTGAGGCGCCAGAACATGTCACCACGGAACCGGGTGGTTCCCTCCTGGTGCCGGATCATCTCCGGCGAGGCCCACTGCGGCCCCTGCTTGCTGCGGATCGAGCCGAGGTCGGCTTTCCGCAACATGAACATGCAGCGATCGAGGCAGTCGAAGTGACGCTCGATCGGCGTGCCCTGCGGGGTCGTCAGCCCATTGCGCTTGCCGGTGTTGTAGCTCTCGCCACCGTTGAAGCGAACCTGCGCCTGGAGTTCTTCACTCAGCACGCGGATCTGCTTCGCCGAGGCGATGCACCAATCCGGCTCCTCGCCGGAGCTCTGGAAGACTTCGTCTTCGAGCTCGTAGACGAGTGACGTGGAGACGTCCTGCGCCGTCGCATCGACGAACGCAGCCCACGTCGGCACTTCGGCGGGGGAGATGTTGCCGTAGGTCGTGGTGTCGCTGAGCATTGCCAGCAAACCATCGACCTCGAACGATTCTTCCCCGTCGCGGGCGTTGGCGATCGACACGAAGAATTTGCCGGCTTCTTCGGTGTCGACGTTGGCCCCGGAAATCGTGATCGTCCCGTTTTTGACGGAGACGGCCGTGATTTCCCGACCGGCCGCGACGGAGTCCTCCGCGGCCAGCGTGCCGATGTCGATCTTGAGTCCGGGGTACAGGTGCCCGCGCTTGAGAGCGTTGGCACCGTCACCCGAGACGGTCAGAACGACGTTGCCGCCGCCGTTGTCAGCAAGCGAGCAGATGACGCCGGTCCCGTCCGAGAACAGGCCCCGCTGCAACTGCCGCTTGATGCCATCGACGGCACCCTGCCGCTCCGTCTCGACAGCCTTGGCGAGCGCCAGTGCAGACGTCGCCGATTCGTCGATCACAGCGGACTCGATGATCACGTCGAACCAGTTGTGCGAATACAGGTAATCCGCACGTTTGGTGACGACGTTGGTGCCTTCGTTCAGTTCCGACGAGCCGTTGCGGCCTACGGCCGAGTAGCCGCCGGAAAGCCCGGTGCGGACGGCAACACGGCAAGTGTCACCGTTTTCACCGTCCGGGGTGAGCTTCGTGAACTGATCGAGAAGCGGGCTTCCTACGAAGACCGAGTTCTCGATCGAGTCACTGAGAAACGTGTCTTTCATCACAGCCTGGAAAGCCGTGAAGTTCTGCATAGAGGCTCCTACTGTTGTGAGGCCAGCGCCCTCTCAGCGGCCGCGATGCCGAGTTGGAGACGGTCCTCATCATTGTTGGGGTCGAGCGCTTTGCCGCCGGGCTTACCTCCCGGTGCCCCACGTCCCGGTTCTGAGCGGCGCTCGAGTTCCTCTTTCACGCGGCGGGTGAGGAACCCTTTGAGCACTTTGGATGCTGACTCGTAGTCGGGGAGCCCGTCCGGTCCCGGTGACGCCTCCGCGCGGTGGCGGATGAAAGCGTCCTCGTCTTCGTCGAGCTCACGGCCCCACGCTCCCTCGATCCTCTCGAGTTCCTGGTCGGCCAGATCGTCGAGGGCCTGCTCAACATCGGCAGCCTGCCTCTCCTGGCCTTCCCGCTCCCTCTCGGCCTCGATCGCGGCGAGCCGTTTCTCAACGGGATCGTCGTCCTCGTCGTCGAGGAGGGAACGCAGCTCGTCGTCGATCTCCCCGCCGCCCGCTTTCAGGCCGAGCAACTCGGCCGTCTGTGGGTCTGACAGGTCGATCCCCATGAGCCGCAGGTAATGGGGCATCGTTGATGGGTCGCGCAGTCCCTCGATCAGGGCCTGCGACTGTTCGGCTTCACGCCTCGCCTCGGCAATCTCCTCCCGGTCAGCTTGTCGTTTCTGCGTGTAGTTGCCTTGCCACTCTTTCTGCAAGGCCTCCACGGCAGGACGGGCCGCCGGGTCGACACTGTCGAGGTCGAAGGAGTCGAGAAAAGACTCCTCCTCACCGCCTCCGGGCTCAACGTCTCCCTCGGGCTCCCCGTCCTCGGTGCCTGCCGCGTCCCCACCGTCATTGACGAGGGTTCCCGGCGGGATGGTGGCGCGTTCTGCCTCCCACCCAGCTTCGAGGCCCGGTGCGATCGACAGAACCTCGTCGAGCATCGGGAGGGGCTCAGGCACGGCCTTGTTCCGATTGACGTCGGAGGGCGCGTTGTCCTTCATATGGTGTTACTCCTTATTTGGCGCGGGGCTCGACCGGAGCTTGTCCGCTGGTTGACCCGAGGGGTTGTCACACCCTTGTTCGGGGGAAAGTTTGTTACTGGCCGGGTTCGTTGGCGGTCGGCGGTTCTTCACCGTTACCACCACCGGGCTGGGGAGATCCGCCGGGGAGGGAGGGCGACACCTTCGGGCCGGGTTCCTTGCCGGCGTTCACCATCCCCTGTTCTTCGGCGATCTGATTCTGCACTTCTTCCTGGCGCACCTGGGCCTGCGTTTCGAGGTCGATGATCTTCTGGTAGTAGAAGAGCGAGGCGTCCTTGGTTTTCGTCGGTGACGATTCCCAATCGTCGGTCTTCATCCAGAACTCGATCGCCGCTTTGATGATCGGCAGAGAGTCGAAGGGCCGCGGCAGCCAGCCGGGGACCATCGGGCGCCCGCCGACTTCCTCGAGCACTTCCTCTCCGGGCAGCGCCGGCCGAAGAGGCTGATCCATGAAGGTGCCGTTCTTGAGCGACTCGATCACCCGGTGCGCTCGGCCGATGTCCTCTTCGTAGCCCTGGATCAGTTTTTCCGGGGTGGCCGAGGAGAGGGCCTGAATCACGACCTCGGGCGGGAAGACGCCGGGGAAGGTCTGGACGAGCTGCATGATCCGCTGTTCGATCTGCGGCCGCGTCTGCATCTGCGTCGCCGACTGCTTGACGACGACGTCGGTCTGGTCGCGGAGGTCGGCGCCCTCGAAGTCGCCGACAGGTTCCCAGCCGGTCGTGCCGCGGAACTTCATCAGCCGATCGGGACCGTACTTGCGCTGGGCGATCACGAGGCAGTCGGTCATCAGGCCCGAGCGGAAGCGGTCGAAGTCGTCGACGAACTTCTGCCAGGCGACGCGGCTGAGTTCGACCACGGAGTTGATCGCCGTCCCCGATTCGACCTGATTGGGAATGTCCTGGTCGAAGGTGATTTTGGAGAAGCGAGCCTCGGCCCGTTCTTCCATCTCGAAGAGCTCGGAGGGGAAGGGTATGTTTTCGCGCCATTCGGGCTTTTCACCGTTCGCCAGGGTGCGGTCGTACTCGACCACGAGGCCGGGCTCGTCAGTCGGGTCGGTGAGCAGCACCCCCTCGGCGGCGAGGATCTGCGCGACAAGGCCGATCTGGCTGTACTCGCTCTGCTTGTTGATCGCCTGGTCGTAGGAGCGGACCACGTCGATCACCTTCTGCACGAGGCCTCGAGCGCGATCGTTGGAGCCGTCGATGTCGTAGATCAGCCGGCGCAGGCAGGGGCGGTCGACGACCTGGCCCTTGCCGTCGACCATCGGGTAGTCCTCGTCCTCGAAGATCTTGCGACCCCCGGCGAAGGTCTGCCAGCGGCCCTTCGGGTACTTCGGGCAGGGACGCTCGAAATATTCGGTGGTGACGCAGAGTTTGGAGCCCTTCTTCTCCCGCGCCGTGGTGCGGCCGCTCGCCGCGGTGGAAGCGTCGGGTTGCAGCTTGCCGTTCGGCACCTTGAGGAAGTCGGGTTCGTCTTCGAGCTCCTCGATCGAGCGGACGTGCTCGACGGCGTACCAACGGCTGTTCTCGAAGTCGACCCCCGGCTCCCAGAGAACCTCGAGCCCGGAGTAGATCGTGATGCCGATCTCACCGCGGCCGCGATAGACGGGATTTTCGGGATCGGGCAGCCCCTCGTAGGGCTTGTTGCCTTCGGCGTCTTCGACGTCGGCTTCGGGGTGGGTCGAGACGTCGGTGAAGGGGCCGATGTTGCCGTTCCACGCGGCGCGGCCGAAAGTTTCCTCGCTGACCATCGCCCACCACAAGGCCTTCTCCTCGGCGATCGGGAAGCCCCAGGTGTCATAGCCCGCTCGAGCGAGCCGCATCGCGATCCTCGAGGCGGCGTAGTCCTCGGGATCTCCGGTGACCGACGTCGATTCCCATTCGGGCTCGCGCTGCGTCGCGGAGGAGATTTTCCGCTTGAGCATCGGCGAGATGATGTCGTTGGATCGGCGCACCCGGTGGTCGGGCTTTTCGCCTCCGAGCGCCGTGGTCGAGGTCGAGACGTCGGTGATTTTGGTGCCGTCGTCGTTGAGCTCGGCGAAGTGGTTGCCGTTGGCGAACTTGATCCCGAGCTGCCGGCGGGCGGCGACTTCGTTGAGCCCGTCGCGGCCGCGCTTGAGACGCTGCTCGACGTCGGTGGGGATCGGTTGCCGGCCTTTGACCTCGGGCTTGCCCTCAGCGCCGGCCGGTGAACTCTGGGTGGGCTTCTCGGCGACGTCAGCCACCGTTTACCTCCGCGTCGCGCTCGGCCTGCCGGGCGGCGCTGCGAGCGGCGAAGGCGGCATCGTTATCGGCGCCGACCGGCTCACGGCGCACGTAAGGACGCTCTCGCCGCTTCTCGAGCTGGGCGTCGTGTACGGCGATCTCCGGCGCCTGGATGCGCTGGTAGAGCTCCCTGCGCTCCTCCGCGACCGCCTGGCGCTCCTCGATCGTCCGGCGCTCGAGGGCCTCGCGGAAGAGCCGGTCGGCCTCTCGCTCGCGCGCAGAGCCCCTCTCGCGGTATGCGAGGAGGCCCACGAGCGCCAGGCAGACGATGGCGAGGGCGATCGTCATCGAAGCGCCGAGGCCCCGACCGAATAGGTCCATTTGCCGGCGGCCGAGTGCGTCACCTTGACGCGCCACTTGCCGGGCAACGCGAGGCCCTGCACTTCGTGGTTGGCGATCGCCGCCGTCTCGAGGGCGCCGGGGTAGATCGTGAAGGCGAGGGTGGCGCCGGCTTCCAGTTCTTTCGCTTTTTTGGTGACGGCGAAAGCGGTCAGCGGGACGTACTTGCCCGAGGCCGGATCGCGCAGCTCGAGGGAGACGACGAGGGTGCCTTCCTCGGCGATTTTTTCGGCGGCGAGTTCGGCTTTTTCCGGCGCCGTTTCGCCTTCTTTTTCGGCCCTCGCTTTGGGCGGGGCTTTGGTGACGTCGAGGGTGAGCAGCACCCCGCGCAGGCCGGCAGGAGAGGTCTGGTCGACGCTCGACGCCGTCGCCGTGCGCTGTTCGGAACTGAGCAGAGTGTTGTTCACGAATCCTCCTTGGTTGGTGCGGGGCCGAGCGCCTCGCGCAGTCTGTCTTCCGCCGCGGACAACGCCTCGCCGCCGGAGACGATCGCCCGCAGTCGGCCGGCCTCCGCGTTGGCCTCCGCGAGCTCGGCGCGGAGCTCGGCGACCTCGGCCTCGCGGACCATGCCGCAGAGCGTCTCGGCCGCCAGCTCGACCCGCTCGCGCCGAATGTAGATGTGCGGGTCGATGCCGTTGAAGTCCTTGCAGAAGTCGATCACCTGACCATCGCGACGGCCGGTAACGACGCACGTGTGCGGCGGCTTGGAGCTGTGGGCGGGCAGGGTGACGAGTTTCGGGTCCAAGGAGTTCCTCTCAGGTAAAGCGGCCCATTACGGTGCCGCGGCGTCGTTCATTGCTGGGGGTGTAAGGCGGGGCGGTGCCGGGCGTCCACGCCTGCTTGCGCGGGTGGCGCCGTTTGCGTTTGACCGGCACCCGGCGCTCCATGCAGATGTAGCGGAGCGCGTCGGGCTTGTGGTCGTCCTTCTTGACCACACCGAAGCTGCCGTCCTCCTTCGGTTTTTTGCGGTAGCGCCGAAGCTGTTTGATCAGGCCGACGCAACGGGAGGAGATGATGATCAGGGGGAAGGCTTTTTTGCCACCCTCGCCATCGTCGATCAGGTGGGCGAAGCGGCGCTGGATCTCGGTCACCCCGGCCTCGACGTCGTTCTTGCCGTAGAGGACCGGGATGCCGGCGGTGATCCACTGCTCGCCGACGCGCTCGCCCGAGCCGAGGTCGCGCGATTTGGCGGCCGGGTCGATGATCGTGTACTTGCAGACCTCCGGCAGGCCCCAGCTTTCGCGCTTGCGGAAGATCAGCTCGGCGGCGTGCTCGGGAACCGCGGAGCGACCGGAAAGGGTGAGTTCGTCGTAGACGACGACGCGCCCCTGCTTGTCGATCCCGGTGAACAAGATCCCACTCTCGACCTGGCCGGGGTCGATGCCGTCGATGTGTTCGAGGCCGGCGACGAGCTCGCGGTCGATCCACTCTTCGGGCACGACGTGAATGCCGCCGACCTGGGGATCGAACTCCTCGTAGACGAGGCCTTTGGCGTTGGTGAAGACGCCTTCGGTGACGGCCGCTTTCTGATCACCGCGGATGCCGGCGATCGCGTCTTCGCGGCCTTCCTCGCTCAGGTGCGGGTTCTCGTAGATCGAGGCCTGAACCAAGAGCAGACCTTCCTCTTTGTTGAGCCACACCCGCTCGGAGATCTGCTCACCGTCTTCGACCGCCTGGTCATGGATCTCGTCGAAGACCCAGCCGAGCTTTTCGGAGATCGGGGTGAAGCCCCAGAGCATGTCGCCGTGGTAGTCGGCGATCCGCATCCGGGCCTGGGTGTAGATCCGTTCCCCGTCTTCGGTGTCGGGCGGCTCCTCGTCCCAGACGATGCGGTGACGCGCCGAGCCGCCGTGCTTGGAGGGCGGCTGTTCGGTCGTCATAAAGTCGAAGACCGAACCGTTGGCAAAGCGCACTATGTGGTCTTTGTCCTTGTAGGCCGTCTCCCAGGAGCCACCCTTCAACTGCGACGGTGGTACCCATTCTTGGATCGTCTCCAAAAGTGACTGGTAAGGCTTGCCGTAGTCCGGGGTGATGAAGCGGCATTTGAACTTGGTGCCCTCCGGCCAGATCCGGTACTTGCGCAAGGCCTCGGGAACGGCGCTGAGATCGAGGGCTTGGATCAGACAGTCGATCACCGTGGCGGTCGACTTGCCGGAGCGGTTGCCGCCGACGAAGGCTTTGGTTTTGACCCGGTGTTCGTGGAAGATCAACTGCCTCGGGTGGGGCACATAGCGATAGAGGGGGTTTTCCTCGATCGACTCGTTGGCCTTGGCGAGGAGGGCGAGAACCTCGGGATCTTCGAGCATCGCCGGGTCGTCGACGTGGAGCTCGAAGCCGGGCGGCACCGCACCGCCGATCCCGTCCTCGGCCAGGTGCTCAACCATCGCCGGCAGGAAGGTCGATGACAGGGGGCGCCAGCGCTCGAGGGGCGCCCTGGCCGACGTTGAGCCGGATGCCCTTCGCCTCGAGCGCCCGTTGCAGCTCGGGGAAGCTGTGTTCGACGCGGTCGGTCGCCTGGCCGGTGAGCAGTTGCAGTTTTTCGGTCGAGATGCCGCCCATCACCGCCGACTCGTGGAGCAGTTTCGCCAGCTCTTTGAAGGTCACTTCGGCGGCCTCGCGGCGGACCCAGGCGGCCTTGATCTCCTCGACGATGCCGGTCCGGCGTTTGTAGGCGCCGTTCAACTTGGCGACCATCATCGGGTCGAGCTCGAGGTCGCCGGGGTTGCCGAGGATCTCCTCGATCAGGGAGTCGACGTCGGGGAGGTCGATCGTCGAGGCGAGCTCGCGCTGATCGAGGTCGATGAAGGTGTTGATCTCCTCGAGCCGGCGCTCGGCGTCGGCCAACTTCGCGTCGGCTTCGGCGAACTCGCGATCTTTGCGGGTGAGCTGCTCGCGGATGCGACGCAAGATGTCCTCGGAGAGCTCGGTCGAGGTCCGGGCGAGGCGGTGGAAGTCGTCGGCGAGGCGGGCACTGACTTGCTTTTCGACTTCGAGCGAGATCTGCTGGTAGCGCTCGGCGTGGGTGTTGTAGGCCCAGCCGCGCAGGGTGGCGATCGGGATCTTGAGCTCGGCCGCTTTGAGCAGCTTGGCGACGGGATTGGAGCGCCCACCCTCGAGCGCGAACGCAGCGAGGCCGAGGTCGATTTCCTCCGACGTGTAGTCGCGCCTTGGCACTAGCGGCGACCGTGACTGCCGAGCTGGGCAAAGCGTTTGGCGCCGTACTTCTTGCGCCCGATCGAGGCGGCCAGGGCGGCGGGGTCGCGGACGCCGCGGTGGGAAAGACTGTTCTCGAGGGCGGCGAATCGCTGGCCGGAGCCGAGCTTGCCGCGTCCGGTGCGCTTACCCACTTGGTGCTCCTCTCAGTTGGTCAGGTTCACCCCCTCTTGACTCGGCGGGTCAGCTCGTCGAGAGCGTTCTTGCCGGGGGTCGTGGCGGGCGGGTCGTCGAGCCCCAGCGCCAGGCGCACGAGCTCGGATTTGTTGACGTCGGGCGGGATCGTCCGCGCCGGCAGGGTGACGCCGTCCTGAGCCATCCGTTTGAGGGCGGCGAGGTCGTCGTCGGTGCAGCGGATCTTGAACTGGCGATTGAGCGGGTCGTCCGTCTGCGGACCCCGCTTCATCGGGCCGAAAGCCACTAGAGCGGGTCCGGCGGATCTTCGTCGGGGTAGGGCCACTCGTCGACGCCGGCAGCCATCTTTTTCTCCTCGACCTCGTCGGGGTAGACCTGACCGACGCCGCCGTAGGGGAAGGAGACGATCACGAGCGCCGCCACCCTCGAGCCGCCCTCCTTGCGAGGGAGTCCCCAGCAAACGCCGTGGACGGTCCCCCGGCCTTCCGCCCCGAAGGCGACGTAGCGAACCTCCGTGCCGACCGGGTACTCGCGAGCAAGGCTGTTGAGGTCGGACAGCTCCTCGGCGACACCGCCGGCAGTACGGTCGAGATCGTTCATCCGCTGATCCTCCATCCGGTCCTGACGTTGACGGCCTGCGGGTTGTCGAAGAAGTCGTAGCCCTTCCACGCCTTGAGCCCGCGGCGGGCCTGGCGGTAGGTGAGGAACGGCGGCCCCGACCAATGCAGGTAACCGCCTTCGGTCTTCGCCTGCAACTCCCACTCGCGCTTGCCCCAGGCGATGTGAAGGCGGCCGTGGAAGAGGGAGATCACAGCATCCGCCCCCGGCGCTCGAGGCGACGGGTCAGGCCCGAGACGGGCTTGCGGGCGAGGCGCCAGGGGAGGGCGGTGACGCGGTCGTTGCGCATCATCCAGACCTCGAGGTCAAAGAGCCAATGCCAGCTCACAGGACGCCGATCAGGTGCAAGACGACGAGCCAGAAGACGATGTCGGCCTCGAGCACGAAGAGAATCCAGCACGATTCGGCGAGTTCGCTCACGAGCCACGGCGGCAGGCGAAGGCGCGCGTCTTCGTCACCGAGAAGAGGGCGCCGTCGTGCTCGCCGGGGTCGCAGGCCGTGACCTGAATCACGGTGCCGGGGGCGACGAGCTCGGGCAGCCATTCGCGGACCGTCTCGAGCACCTTCTCTTCTCGCTCCTGTCGGGTTGGCTCGGCCATCAGCCCATCCAGACCCGCAGGTTGCCGATCAACTGCGGCCGCGGCTGGCGATCGTCGCGGACGTCGGCCAGGTCGGCGATCGCGTCGGTACCGCCGAGGGCGATGAACTCGCGAAGTTTCTCCTGGGCTTTGGCGAAGCCGAGCATTTCCCGGTCGATCTCGGCCTGTTTGCGCTGGGACATCGTCACGTAGCTCTCCGGCGGCGACATCGTCAGCGAGAGGAACTCTTCGACGATGTGCGGCAGCGCGAGCCGCTTGGCCTTCGGGAGACGGGCGCCGCCCTGGTCCTTGAGCTCCTCGAGCGTCTCGCCGTGCTTACGTTCGCGCGGCACGTCAGTCGCCCCCAAAGAAGAACTGCAAGCCGAGAATCAGGCCGCCCAGCGCGCCGATCCCGCTATGCAGCGCCGCACCGCCGATCACGAGCGCCGTGCCGGCGACGATCCACGTCGAATCCCAGCTCACTAGACGTCGCTCCGGTTCTCGATCAGGTCGCCGATCAGCCACCGCAGGAGGTTGAGCGCGGCGTCGCGCTGGGCCTTCCAGTGGTCTTCGCCACCGCGGGCCTCTTCGCGCTGCTCGAGGAGGCGATCGCAGCGGCTCTCGATCTCCTTGAGGCGCTTGCTCTGCGTCCGCAGGAGCTGGCGATCGTCAGGAGCGTCCTCGTCGTCGGCCTTGTCCTCGTGGAAGAGGTCGGCCTCGACGCCGTCCTCGAGGCGGCCGTGGATCGGCGGCCATTGGCGGGGCAGCGTCGGCCGGCAGTCGAACTCGCGCAGGACGGCGTCGACGACGTCGGCGGGGAAGGGCACGTCGCACTCCTGGCCGGCGACGATCGCGCGCATCACGACTTGCTGCACCCACTCGTCGCTGCGGTCGTCGCGGAGGGCCTCCTGCGTCTTCGCGACGTAGGCCTCGAACATCGTGCGCTGCGCCTCCGCGGAGTCCTCGTCGGCGATCGTCGACTGCAAGAGGGCGGACTCGACGGCGTCGGCAAGCTGACTCGAGGCGGGGTGATTGCCGTGGTCGGTTTTGTAGCGCTCGATCGTGTCGAGGATCAGCCGGCGCCGCGTGCCGTGCGCTGGCGGCGTCCCCCTCCAACCCTCGCCCTCGGCCAGCTCGCGCGTCAACTTCTCGGCGTATCCGGGCGGAAGGTGCGGGTTGTCGCGGAGCGGCCCCCTCGGGGTGATCGCGTCGACCTCGGAGATCGCGCCGTGGAGGTTGCGCTCGGCCGCCGCGGGCCTGCCGCTCGGGACGTCGCGGTCGACCGGCGGGGTCCAGTCGCGATCGCTGCGGGTGTACTTCGCCTTGAAGTCCTCGTCGCGCCAGTTGGCGAGGTCGCCATCGCTGTCGCGGACGATCCAGTAGCCCGGCGGGACCGCGAGCTCCATCTCGGAGTGCCGGGAGTTGCCGATGCAGAAGCCGAGCTGGGGCCGACGCGGGTTGTGGACCGACTCGCTCGACCGGAGGAAGGTGATCGGGAAGTGGTCGCCGACCTCGGGGATGCGGACGGCCTCGCGTGTCACCGGATCGGGGTTGCCCTGGCGGGGCGCGAACCAACCGGGGATGAAGTCGGGGGTCGGACCTTCCTGCCCTGCACGATCGTCGCTCACGTCGGATCTCCTCACGTCGCTGGATTGAAGTTCGACCCCCCCTGGTCCCGGCGGCAACACGGCCCGGACCGCCGCCCTTCCGATGTCCCCAGGGGGGGCGGCGCTGACCCTAGCTGGTCCGGGGGCGGAACGTGTACACAAGGCCGCTCTTTGGGCTGATTCTCATACGGCTGGAGGGCCATATATATACGGCAGCGGCGCCGGGATTCGGGACTCCCCCGCCCCCCTGCATTCGCGCCGTCGAGGAAGGAGGGTCAGCGCGACTTCGTGCCTGCTCAATGACCATCCCTCGCTGACCATCGACCATCGACCAAGTGCAGAGCCAACGAGGGGTTGTCATTCCCTGCGTTATGTCAGGCCAAGGGTGGTGGGCCTGGTCGATGGTGGGTCGCGCGTGCTTTGTCCGCCGCGCGTGTCGAGCCGAGCGGCCATCTACGTGGTGACGCCCTGACTGTGCCTTGCGTAGTACATGTGTCCACGTTGGGCGATCCGTGGTCTACGTGTACGCGAAGGGTGTACCGTCAGTGGCACATGAACGCAGCACCTACCGAAGGGAGCACCATGAACGCAGAATCAGAGATGGCCGGGGCTGACGGCCTGGGCGGTGAGCCGAAGGGCGCACCGTGCCCGGTAGAGGGCTGTGACGGCACCATTGAGGCGACGGGCAAGGTCTACTTCGACGTAACCGCCCTGAGCGCTGACGGCGAGGACGTGGCCGATATGGAGTTCTCCGGCCTCAATGACACCTACGACGGGCAGCCGTGCGCGCTAGAGGGCGAGCTGCGCTTCTACTGCTCCAACGACCACGATCTCGATCACCTGGGGGTGACTGGTCGAGCGGAGGAACGCTCGGGGCTGCACGGCCTCAGCGTCTAGGCGGCTTGGAGCTTGCGCGGGTTCGATCCCCGCGCCGCCTCTGCGGGCTCTGCCCGCTCACATGAACGATCCAACCGAAAGGAATCACCGATGGGCTACACGACGCATTTCTCCGGCGAGGTCAGCGTCTCGCCGGCACTCAACGAGGCCGAGCAGACCTACCTACGCAAGTTCGCCCAGACCCGGCGCGTGGACCGCGAGCGCGGCCCGTACTTCGTCGATGGCGCGGGCTTCATGGGCCAGGGACCGGACACCGACATCAAGCAGAACAACGAGCCGCCGCCAGGACAGCCGGGGCTTTGGTGCCAGTGGGTGCCGAGCGAGGGTGGCGGCGCGATCGAGTGGGACGAGGGCGAGAAGTTCTACGAGGCCGCCGAGTGGATGGTCTACCTGATCGACACGTTCCTCAAGCCGGGCTGCACCGTCGAAAAGGAAATGGAAGACGGGCGGCTCCCAGACGAGATCGCGGCGCAGTTCGCCGACTTCACCTTCGACCACGTCTGCAAGGGCGAGATCGAGGCGGACGGCGAGGAACCGGACGACTTTTGGCGGCTGGTCGTCACCGACAACATCGTCGAGCAGATCGACGGGCGAGTCGCCTACGCCGACGAAACCGAGCCGCCCGTCTCGGCGCTGGCAGAGATCGCGGCGATGCTGCCGACCGAGGACGAATGGCGCAACGCGGCCGACTTCATGGAAGCGGTGGCCGGGGTGCTCGACCGTCACAACGTCGAGCGGCCCGAGCACTACCCGGAGGACTGACCGATGCCGATCTATCGCTACACGGCCGTAATCCAAGTCAGCGCCGACGATCAGGCCGACGCCGACAAGCAGGCCGAGGACGCTATCGGCGTCTTCCACGGCAACGCCGATGTTGGGGCGTGGCTCGAAGAGAGCGAACCGGAAATCGAAGAGCAGGACTGATGCGAGGCCCGGATATGACGACGGCGCAGGGTCGGCGAGGGCTGACCCTGCGCTTGCGGCGGCGAGAGGAAGAAGCGGCCGGGGTTCGATTCCCCGGCGCCGCCCTGTACCCGAAACCAACCGAAGGGAGCAACACGAATGGACGTGAACGAACTGACCGAGACGGCCGGGAAGGTCGGGGCGAGCTTCGCTGAGTCGCTCGCGCAGAAGGCCATAGAGGCAATCGACGGGTTCCCCACCGTGGGACCGAACGCCGACGAGCAGACGGCCGCCGTGACCCGGCTCGTCGTCCGCGAGCTTGAGGGCTACGCGGAGGAGAAGGAGGGGTGAGGGCGGCCGACGCCGTCCGCCTAGAGATCGGCGCGACCGCGCAAGAACTCGCCGACCACGACGATCGCGGTCGGCAACTGCGGCGGCGTCTCGGCGGCGCGCTGGCCGAGGCCCGCGACCATCCCGAGCTGACTCTCGAAGAGGCGCGGCAGATCCCCGGCCCGTCGATCCCGAGGCAGACCGCCAACCGCCTGATCCGAGAGGCGGCCGAATGAGCGAGGAAACGCGACACTGTGAGTTCTGCGGGGGTGAGGTCGCGGCCGACGCCGGGCCTTGCCCCCTCTCATTCACGTGCCCGACCTGTCAGGCGAAGCCGGGCGAGTGGTGCAAGCGGCCGTCCGAACACCGGGCGTCGAAGCTCCACGCCGACCGTCTCGATCTCGAGTTCAAGTCGTGACGAGACAGCTACGGAGCTTCGCCGTCTCGCTCGTCGTCCTCCTGGCGCTGGCCGCGCCAGCGAGGGCGGCGCCGTTCACTCCCGAACTCGGCCGCGCCTACAACACCGCGCTCCGCTTCTGGGACGAGACACCTGGCAACTGCACGTCGCTTGACCGCGAGATCGTCGCCGACGCGGCGATGCCCGAGGGTGCCGAAGGCTGGGCGACCATCGCCACCGAACCGACGCCGTGCATCCTCTACGTCCGCCGCACGCTGGCCGCGCCGCGCAACTTCGAGCGGGCCTGCGCCGTGGTGATCCACGAGGTCGGACACCTACTCGGCTTCGAGCACTCGGCCGACCCGAGCAACGTCATGTACCCCGAAGTCGTCGCGATCCCGGCGATCTGCGAACGGGTCGGACTGCGCGAACTCAACCGGCGCGACCGCTGAATCCGGCCGGCCGGACGAGACAGCTACGGAGTTGGTGGGCGGCCGCCGGGGTCGAACCGGCATCTCCGGCAGGGCCAACCGGGAAGGTGTGTGCCCTCGTAGGTGAGCTACGCAATTGCTCCATACCGCCATGTGAAATCCTCGCCGGGCGCCGTTGCCGAGCGCCCCCCAGCGAGAGCTCTGGACCGGCGAGCCCGGCGAAGTTCGCAGTCCCGTATCCGCACTTTCGAAGGGACGCAGAGGCATTTCTAACGACCGTGATCAGCCGGCCCCGTGCAGACCTCTGGAAAACTCCTGCCGCCTCGTGAACGTCGGCCAGGGAAACCGACAGGCGACAGGCGAGGAGGAGATCCTCTTTGCGGGATCGGGTGACGCAGAGATACTGGTCCCAGACCCCTTGGACAGATCCCCGAGTATGTGGGGGATCGTCGCTGAGGCGATTCTACCTGACTAGCGGGCGTCAACGCAACCGAGACGCACGAGAGCCTGTATAACCGCTCCCCTGGCGCAGCCTGCGGACTTCCTCGCGACCCACGACCGAAAAACCCTTCTCCGCGTGGGCATCGACGACCGCCTGGCCGAGGGCGACGAGCTCGACGTCCCCAGCGGTGAGAAGTCCGGCCTGGCGACTCGCAGCGAGCTCCGCTACGGGGAAAAGCCCACCACGAATCTCGGGCTCGAACCACTCCGTTCCAGGTGCGGCCTGCACTTTGCCCTGGCGCCGTGGCGAGGCAATCGCGAACCGCTCCCACGCCTCATGCAAGAGCTTCTCCAAGACACGTTCGCCGACCAGCACGTATTCGATCCGGAGAGGGCGCGAGTTTCCCGTCTGCATTTGTCGCAGGCGACCAATCGGTTCGCGAGAGAGTCCGATCTTGACTGGCCCAGCATCGCCACCCTCTCCGATGAAGTAGACGAACTCCGGCTTGTCGAGCCGACGCGCAGCGTCGAAGAGCTCGGCTACCTGCGGCCAGCAAACCTCGACCGCCGCCGCTTTGTCCAGTGGGCTCTTCGGTGCGGAGCGAACTGCACGACGACCAGCGCTGATCCTGTTTGCCGTCTTCGCCATCTAGTAGCGGATGAAGTTGACGAACCGACGCTCGGCCTCCGACTCCAAGCCCCAGTCGTAGATGAACTCCACGACATCCCCTGGGAGCGCCGCTGCGGGGACGACAAGCCCTGGAGTCGCGTGGCTGTCAAAGCGCCTATGGTGCCCCTCACAGGCGAGCCCGGCGTTCCTGCCGTCCCATTCGATCAGCTCCACGAAATCGCGCTCGAGGCCGTAGAGGGCGGGAGAGTTGCGGACTTCCTGGCGGCCGAAGAAGTGGAACGCCTCCCAGCGGCCGTAGCAGGGCTGCTCGAGCGGATCGTAGGGCGCCAGGAAGCACGACAGCCGCAGTCCCCGCGCCCGCCGCATCGCCGCCTCGTGGAAGCTGAGAGTCAGCCAACGAGGCGGCGACGGGCGCTTCACGAGACAGCGAGGGCGCGGACGATCTCGTCGCGCATCTTGCGGTAGTGCTGGCCGGCGAGGTCAAGCGCTCTTCGCGCCTCGGGGTCGCTGGTCTCGTCGTGCGCCTGGGCGAGGACGTCCTGCATCCGTTCGGCCATCGCGTACAGCTCCGCGGTGGCGACGCCTGCCTTCTTGACGGCTTTGCGGACCTTGCGTGTCTCTGCTGCCCTCACGGCAGCGGCAGAGCGCTTGCGGGCCTCTCGTTCCTCCTCGTTCCTACGTGCCCCCTCCACGAGACGATACGCCTGGCCGCGCGACACCCCCAGCTCTTCGGCGATCTCCTCGTAGGTCAGGCCAACACCCTGACGGAGGTTAAGCGCACTTTCCCTCAGAATGCCTCGGTTATGTTCCTCGAGATTGCGTGCCCTGTACGCCTCGTGACTGCGCTTCGCGTTCTCGCACCACTTCCGCACGCCGACGGTGATCTCGGCGTCCTGAAATTCGCGAGCACGACGCATGTAGTCGTACGCTTGATTGCGGGTGCCGGGGAAATTCTCGTCAAGCCATCTTCCCCAGAGACCAGACCCAGGATCGGCGTCCAACTGTTCCTGTGCCTCGATCAGCTCCTCGCCGGCTCGGATCGCGTTCTCTTCAAACGCGGCCCGATGCGATTCGGCCTCTGTGTGGTAGCCGGCGATCCGGCGGGCACGCTCGTCTAGGGACGGCCCAGCCTTGAGCGCTACCTCGGTCGTCGTCACCTTGCCTTCTCCTCGACCACACGCCCTTGATCGACGGCCTTGCGCTGGCGCCGCTTCCACTTCTTCGAGCGGCGGATCGGCCTCACTCGATCGGGATTTTTACGCGGCATCGGTTTCCTCCAATGCGATCTGATTCGGGTCGACCGCGGCCGCCTCGGGCTCGGTTTTAGCCCGACACATTTTCCCGCAGTCCTCACACTCGGTCAGCGGGATTCGCTCGGCCGGGACCGACTGGCCGTACTTCTCTCGCAGCTCCGAGCGCGACAGCGACTCGCAGTCGGCGAGCACGTCCTCGAGCTCGGCGTCGCCCTTGCGCAGCGCCGGCAGCACCACGGCGAGCTTCGACATCTCGAGCTCGCCGAGTTCCTCCTGGGTGACGCCCCGCTTGACGACGAGCTCCTCGTAGACCTCGATCAACTGGTAGGTCTGCGAGCGCTTCAACCCGATCTCCGGGGTGCCGAGCCACTCCTCGAACTTCTCGTACCCGAGCGCGGTCCACATGCGCTCGGAATAGAAGTCGTGAAGGTAGCCGGCGAGGGCGATCCAAACCTGCTTGATCGCCCCCGTTCCCTTCTTGATCTTGGCCTCGACGGCGAACGCCTTCTTGGCCGCTCGCTCCTCGGGGGTCAGCTTCGCCGCCATCAGCTAGAAGGGAATGTCTTCGTCTTTGCCGCCGCCGGCACCGGGGATCTCGGTGGCGCCGAATTCCTGCTTGAGCTGCTCGACGGCGGCGGCCTCACCCTCGGCCAGGGCGACGTAGCTCTGTACCTCGGAGAAGGTTTTGCTCGGGTCTTTGCGGCCGGGCTTTTCGCGGACGACCGCCTTGGCCTGCTTGCCCTTGCACGAGATCCATTCAAACTCGCCGCCGGGAACCTCGACCCCGAAGGCCTCGTAGATCTGGGCGACGCGGCCGAGGGCCTCCTGGGTGATGTGAACCCAATCGCGGATTTCACCACCCTTTTCTTCGCCGCCGGTCGCCTCGAGGGTGAGGATCACCACCGGGTGATCGCCCTCATAGCCGTCCTTGCCGGGTTCCTTGATTTCCTCGTCGACGACGCGAACCGGATGGCTGCCAGCACGAAGAATCAAGCCGCCGCCCTTCCAAGGCTCGACGTCGTCGAGGCTCATTTTGAAGCCCATCATTTACCTCCCTTTTTGTCGCCGCCATCTTTGGCCGACGTCTTTTTCGCCTCGGGCTTTGCCTCCTCGGCCGGTGCGGCCTCGGGCTCCGGGGTCAGTTCCTTTTGGGCGCCCGACATCGCCTCGACGGCGGTGGGGATCCACTCGCTCAGGTCGATGTCGCGGAGCTTGCCGAGCGAGCCCGAGCGGTCCTTCGCCCGCCGGCCGTTGGCTTCGACGAGCTGCGCCACGTAGCGGCGAGGCGCGTCCTCCGACTCGGGCAGCACGGCGCAGTAACCGACGACGTCGACCGCGGCAACGAGCTTCTCGGGCAGCTTCTTCCCGCCGGTCGCCGGCCGCTTGATCGAGGCGCCGTCGTCCTCGTCGAGCTGCTCGTGGGCGATCAGCACGACGTTGATCGGCAGATCCTTGATCGCCCTGACGAACCGTTCGATCTTGGTGTTGACGTCGCCGTAGTTTTGGAGCGACGCGCGGCCGCTGCCGGCGAGCCCCTCGACGAGGCGCTGGTAGACCTCGCCGACCGAGTCGATCACGAGCGTTTTCTCCTCGCAACCCTCCCGCACGTGGACGAAGATGTCGTCGAGATCTTTGGCGCACGTGATCGCCTTCTCGTGAATCTTCTCGTCGCCCCACTTGCCTCGAGCGAAGCGCAGGGCGCTCTCACCTTCGGCGTTGCCGACCAAGATCGGGCCGGGGGCTGAGCAGGCGTTGACGGTCTTGCCGGTGCCGCCGGGGCCATAGAGCAAGATGTTCAACATGGTCGGGGCGACAGCGCTGGGCTCTACGAACGTGAGACTCATACGGGGACTACCTCCTCTTCGGTGCGATTGCGCTTCGGCGGCCGCCTGTCAAACAGGGAGTCGACGAGCTCTTTGTCGTGGGGGTCGTTGCAGATCTCGCGGAAGCGACAGCCGTTGCAGTTCTGCGGCTTGACGTTCCGCACCGGGTAGGTCTGTCCGGAGTCGAGGGCTGCCACCTGGCGGCCGAGGGAGATCAGCTCCGTGCCGCTCTCCTCGATCTCACGCTCGGTCAGGAAGACGCGCTCACGCTGCGACCAACGCCGACTGCCGATCGCCTCGAGCGTCTCCGGCTCGGGCTCGACGCCGGCCTTGCCGCAGGCCTCGAGGTAGGACTCGGCCGTCGTCATCTGATCCTTCGCGTGGGAGACGGTGCGACGGGCGAGCTTGCCTTCGTCGCCCTTGTAGATCTCGAGCTCCTTCTCGGAGTAGGCGGCGCCGAGCTCCTGCGCCTGGTCGGGGTCGACGACAATCCCCTCGTCCTTTTTCTTCGGCTTCACCCAGCGCGCCGGCTTCGGCTGTTCGTTGAGTCGCTCGTCGACGATCACCGAGCGGACCGGGATGCCGTGCTCGCGCTGGTAGGCCCAGGCGTAGTAACGGATCTGCCTCGAGTTGACGATCAGCTCGAGCGGCGAGAGCTTGCCGCGCAGCTTGAACTCGACGAGGTCGGCGACCTCCTCGCCGAGCACCCCGTCGAAGAAAACCTGCAAGCGGTAGATGCTCGAGTCACCCTTGCCCGAGCGGCTCGGCAGCGGCACGACGAGCTCCTGCTCGAGGCCCGAGAGGCCGGCCAGCGGCACTGGGCGCGTCTCCTCTTCCTCGGCGTACTGCTCGAGGAGGGAGCGCAGCTTCGCGGCCATCTGCCGGTGCTCGTCGGCGTTGTAGAAGCCCTTGGCCTCGAGCTTCTTGGCCTCCTTGTCGAGCGACGCGGTGAGGGCGATGATGCCGGCGTCGAGCTTGTCCTCGAGCGCGGCGTGGAAGGCGGCGACGCCGGCTCCCCACGCACTGCCCTCCTGCAACATCACCGGCACCGTCTTCGGCTTGAGGCAGTCGCCGGCCAGGTACCCGCCGTAGTTGAAATCCCACTGCGCCTGACAGGTGAGCAGGTTGCCGGACTCGGTGAAGCTGATCATGCGGATCATCGCTGGGAGGCCTTTCCGTAGAGGCGGGTTTTGCACGTGTCGAAGTGGTGGCGGTGACGTGGCCGGGAGTAGTCGCGGGGCAACCGAGCGGGCCGGGCCGACAGCACCCCGAAGTCGCGGAAGAGGACGAAGCTGCCCTCGTGGCAGTCGCTCTCGGCGTCGACGGGGATCACCCGATCGCCGAGACGGGCGAACTTGATCGGGGCCTTGCAGTCGCGGCAATTCGGCATCAGAAAATGTCCTCGGGTCGGACTTGGGGGGGTCGGTCCCCTACCTTCTCCGGCCGGCCGGACAGAACCTCGTAGGGCGGACCCTCCGACTTTGCGGCCTTCGCGTCGTCCTTCGTCCTGCCGGCGCCGGGGCAGCGCTTCCGCATCCCCGGTCGGCCCCAATCGTGGGCGTACATCGTGCCGTCCGGCTTCACCCTCGGATGGCCGAGGCAGAAGGGGCACTGGACCTTCGGCGCCGAGGGGTTCACTCGACCGCCGATCGCATCGCGTCCTCGCCGAGCTGGTTGAGCAACTTGCGGATGAAGCGGATCTTGCCCGGCTTGTAGTGGCCGGCCTTTTCGAGCTTCTCGAGCTCCTTGTCGATCGCGTAGAGGGGCGACATCACAACCCGCTCCTTCTTCTCTCGAGCGCGGCGGGTGATTTCTTCCTGGGCCTCCCTCGAGACGGCCTCGGGCTCGCCGGCAATCGCCGAGCTCTGCGAGGACGTGTAGGCGCTCTCCTCGGCCGCGTCGGCGTCGGCGCCCCGGTCGTGCAGATCCCGCGGCACCCCTTCCTCATCGAAGCTCTTGCGGATCGCGTCGTAGTCGGCGCTGTGGGGACTGGCGCGGAGGAGCCGCGGGGGATCGTCGGAGGCCGGCGGCGAGTCGTCGATCACGACGCGACGTTTCCTCGAGAAGGGCTTGCCGCTCCCTGGGATCAGGGTGATCGGCGACCGCCTCTTCCGCTTCACCGGCTTCTCCCGCTCGGCTTCGCGTTTGCGCTGGGCCTCGGACTTTTCGAGCATCAGTCGTCCTTCCGTTGGTCGTGTCCGGGCGGCGGCTCGGCGACGTTGCCGACCGCGAGAGCCTCTTGCTCGTGGACCGGCTCGGGCTTGATCCACATGAATTGCAGGGTCCGGCTGTTCTGGGCGACCGGGATCGACTTCTTGAAGCCGTTGCGGACCTTGCCGAAGTAGATCTCGCCGGTCGGCAGCACGTTCGCGTCCTCGTCCTGGGCGCGGTGCAGGAAGAGGACGGCGTTGGCCGCCTGGGCGAGGGTGCCGGAGCCCTTGAGGTCGACGTTGAGCGGCCGCGGCAGCACGCCCTTGAGGTCTTTCACCCGCGACCTGTTCAGGTGGGCGACGAGGATCACGTGACAGTTGGCGCGGGAGGCGATCTGCTTGAAGCGCCGGGTGATCGCGGCCGCCGTCTCGGCCTTCTCGAAGCCGGGGATTTCGGTGACCGGGTCGACCGCGACGACGTCGTAGCCGCCGTAGACGATCCGCTCGCAGATCCGGTCGGCGCTCCAGTCGTAGCACTCGAAATAGTCGAAGGGCAGGCGGCCGTATTTGTTGGCGGCTTCGAGCAGGCGAGAGATGTGCTTCGGTTCGAGCTGGTTACGCAGGATGCGTTCGAGCGGCACCGCCGTCTTCGCCGTCAACCACCTGGCCGCCCTCTCCTCGCGGGCCATCTCGGTTGCGAAGATCGCGCATTTGAAACCCTGCTCGTCGAAGCCGCCGAGCATCTGGTCGAGAGCAAAGCTCTTACCCATGTTTTCCCACCCGGCGAAGACCGACATCTGCTTCCGGCGATAGCCGCCCATCACGCACTCGTTGAGCTCCGACCACGGCAGCTCCATTACCTCGCCCTCGGTGTCGCGTTCAAAGCTGTCGAAGATCTCCTCAAGGATTTCCTGCCCCGACGTCCGTTCGGAGTCGATCGTGAAGTCCGCCGTGGCGAGCGCGATCCCCTCGCGGATCAGCCGCGCCGACGTCTCCTCGTCGAGGCGCTCGCGGACGCCTTCGAGGATCGTCTGCGCGCCCTCGAGCTTGGCCCGGTAGTTGGCCGCCGAGAGGACGATCGCCGCATAGTGCATCGCGTTCCCGGCCGCCGGCACTTTGGCCGCGAGCTCGGAGACGTAGAGCTTGAGGTCGGGGAGCTCGTTGCCAACGAGGAGCTCGTCACAGGTTCCGGTGCGTTCGGCCACCTTGACGATCACGTCGAAGATCTCGCGGTGGCGATCGAGGTAGAAGTGCTTGGCGGTCAGGCCGGATTCGGTCCGCACCATCTTGAGCGCCGGCTCGGCAACGAGCATCGCCCCGAGCACCGACTCCTCGGCTTCGATGTTCTGCGGCGGCACGTCGGCCGTGGCGGGCTCGACGACAACGTGCCCCATCAGTCGGCCTCCTGCTCGGCCTTGATCCGGGCGGCCTCGGCGTTGACGTCGAAGGTGACCTCTTTGCCGGCGTCGAACTCGTCGGCGCGATCGAGCCACCATTCGACCCGCGAGCGCGTCGTCTCGTTGCGGCCGCGGCGGGCTTTGATGATCTGCGCCAGGGCGTTGTATTTGCCGCCCGGCCGGTTTTTGTACTTGCCCCGCTTCATGTGGAAGTCGCTCCGGCCGCAGGCCTCGATCGCCCGGCTGAGCTCGGCCGCGTCGGCGACCTTGAGGGCCTCGCGGATCAGCTTGCGCGCCTCGGGGTCGAGCCCCTTGCCCCGGCCGCGGGGATTCATTACAGAAACGTACGTCGCCCAAACCGACTCGATTTCTTCGGTCGTCTTCGATTTGACGGAAGGGCTGGTAGGGGGAGGGGGGTTTTCTGAGTCTTCTTCCACTGCGTCTTCTTCGTCGGAACTAGAGGTCCGGTCTGGACCGGAACCACAGGTCCGGTCAGGATCGGCACCAAAGAGGGTGTAGAGGTTGGGTTTTTGTAGCCCCAGCTGGGTGACCTCGAGCAACGCCGCCTGCTCGAGCTCGCCGAGGTACTTGCGGATCTGGCGGTCCCCGACGCCGACCAATTTGCCGAGTGTCGTTTGACCCGGCCAGCACTCGTCGGTCTGCCACGCGAAGCTCGAGAGCATGATGTAGGTAAGGCGCGCGCCGGCCGAGAGAGAGGCGTCGCGGAGGATCACGTTGGGGACTTGAGTGAAGCCCTTTTGGAGGACGGGGTCGTCGAACTGGACGGCCTTTCGCGTCACCGCTCTCCTCGCATCTTGTGATCCTGAATCACGGCGGGGAAGCTAGGCGGCTCCGCGGACGGAACGAAAAACGGGCCGCCCCGAAGGACGGCCCGTGGTTGCGGCAGGGGAGCTAGCTTGAGGCCGATCGAACCTACGTCGACGTCGACCGCGGCGTCAAGTCGCGACCCTGCAATTTGCGGCGAGGAGCGATCGAGATCTCCTTCCCGCGGCCGCTGCCGGCGATCGGCCGGAAGACCCGACGAGCGACGTCAAGCGGGCAATCGCGGCGCCAGTCGAAGGGCCGGTCGCTCACGGCGCCAGGGCGTAGAAGTGCTCGACGGCACCGCGGCGCGGCTCAGTTTTGACGAGCTCGATCAGCGGGTGGGCAGTGAACTTGCCCGGCTTCTTCGCGGTGCCGTCGAGCCCGGCCAACACCTTCACGTGGTAGCTGACGTTTCCGAGCGCCTCGCCGAGCTGCGCGGAGAGCAGGTTGGGCGAGAGCACCTGGCCCCCGCCTTCCGACATCGCGTAGAGGATCGCCTGCTGCGTCGGGTGCATCAACCGGCGACCGATCTTCTCGAAATCAAGCGTTGCTGCGTTGCTCATTTTGGATCTCCTCGTTCAAGGTCGGTGCCCCTAGCACCGACGACGCGGGAACCTTATAGCAATCAGACCTTAGGCGTCAAGTCAGGCTCTCACCCTTCGGTCGAAGTAGCACAATCGGCGTTGCTCGAGCGACCTTGCGCTCGCGGTCACTGGCGTCGGCCCTCGCGTCGATCCGCTCCCTCGAGCGCATCGACGAGCCGGGGCAGACTCGGCCGGTTTTGTAGTGCCTGTGCTCGCGGGTGACGCCGCTATTGCGCATGGCGACGTCTCGAGCGCAGGCGATGCACGTGCCTCTAGGCAGCGGCGGCATGGCGCACCCCCTCGACCTCGAGCCGGAGCTTGGTGAGCGCCCGCCCGAAGGCGATCGTCACACCGCGGCTCCTGCTCCACTGGTCACCCGGCGAGCAGAGCGCTTGTCCCGAGGCGATCGTCGCGGCCGGCGGCCCGTCGAACGTCGAGGGGTTGTGGTCGTAGATCTCGACGGTGCAGCGCTTGAGGTTGTGCCACCACACCCCCCGGATCTCGACTTCGGCGACGACGTCGTGCTTCACCACCGGATGCGCCGCGGCGTGTAAGCGGAAGAAGAGCTCGTCGAGCTGCTCGCTCGAGGCGCCCTTCCCGAGTACCTGCTCAGCGTATTGGCGAGGCGGCAGGTTCTCCCTCACCCTAAGCCTCCACTCCAACTAGAGACTTAGCCAACTCGAAGGTTGGATTGTCGTCGAGGTTGGCGGCGTCCTTGAAGTAGATCATCGTCGTCGCCGGGTTCGAGTGGCCGACCGCGAGCTGCACCTGATGGAGCGGCACCCCGTCCTGTAGGGCGAGGGTGACGAAGCTGCGGCGCAACGAGTGGGGCGAGAGCTCGGGATTGACCCCGGCCCAATCGGCGAGGAAGCGGATGCGCTCGTAGGCCGTCTGCCGCGAGATCCCGGCCAAGGGGTCCATCACCACTCCCGAGCTGTGCAGACGCGGCAGGAGCGGCCCTACAGAGCGTCCTGCGAGGAACTCGTCGACCGCCGTGCAGACGATCGGGGCCAGGGGCACGACGCCGCGCTTGGAGCCCTTGCGGGTGACGCGGAGGGTGCGATGGCCGCCGGAGCTGCCGAGGTCGGGGACGTTGGCTCCTACGGCCTCGGAGACGCGCAGGCCGTTGAGCCCGAGCAGGGCGACGAGTAGGAAGTCGCGGGGGTTGACGTCGCGGGCGGCGAGGAGCAGCTTGCGCAATTCTCCTCGATCCGCCCAGGGGGTGGTGAGGTCGGGTCGACTCATGGGATCTCCTTCGGTCAGGCCCCGGCTCCTGTAGCCGGCGACTCGGCGGCAGAGTATCACCATGTGTACACGAATAGGGTAAGGTTCGCGCCCCAGCAAACCGAAGGGAGCAAAGATGTCAGCAACTACCGAGAAGGTCCGCGAGCTTTTGGGCACGCGGCTCACCGAGCTCGACGAGGAGAAGACCCGCGTCGAGAGGGCGATGGAGGCCCTCGGCTCGAGCAACGGCAGAGCGCCAGCACGCGCCACCCAGCCGCGTCGTCGACGCCGCAACCGAGTCGGCGGCACCCGCGCCGATCAGGCCGTCGAGCTGATCAAGAAGACGCCGGGGATCTCCGCGTCCGACATCGCCAAGGCGATGAAGATCAAGCCGAACTACCTCTACCGCCTCCTCGGGGATCTCGAGAAGGAAGGCATCGTCAAGAAGGACGGCCGGACCTACTCACCGGCAGGCTGACCGTGGGGCTCAACCTGGCCGCGCGGTGTCTCGACTGCAAAGTGCAGATGGGGATGCTGCGCGGCCACGAGAGCGCCGGCATCGGCGTCTTCGCCGAAGAGCACCGCGGCCACCGGAAGCGGTTGCAAGTCGACAACGGGTGGGCCGTCGACGAAGACGAATGGAGCGCCGGCCAGGAAGGCTTCCAAGAAGACGTCTACCCGCCCGACTGGCCGCTCTCGAAGCAGCCGGTGACCTACAAAGAGCGGGGGTACTGAGTGAGAGCCGAGATCCCCAGGCTGTCGATCATCGGCATGTGCTCGATCGCCTTCGTTGCCGTCGAGTGGGGCAGCCGCGACTTCCGCTTCGGGGTGACGATCCTCTTCGTCGCCTTCGTCGCCTTCCTGGCCGGTCGACGCTGGCCGGCGTGACCGTCGAGGAGGCACGACTCTTGATGCTGGCGGTCCTGGCCGCTGGCCCCGGCGACCTACTCGACTGTTACTCGGAGCCGATCCGGGGCAGTGGCGGCGACCGCCTCTACACGGTCGAACTCGTCAACGAGGAGGGAACGCGCTGGTTCGCTCTCCACGGCAACGCCCTCGGCGAAGAGGGTGTCGTCCTGGTCGCCGAGCTCAGGCGGCAGTTTGCGCCGCTGCCAGCTTTGCCCGCCCCACAGGGGTAAGGCGACGGCGGCCGTCGACGTGCGGGTCGTAGACGTGGCCGTGGGCCGTGGCAATCGCCAGGCCCTTCTTCGACGACGTCTTCCCGGTGTCGCGGATCTCGGCGAGTAGGGCGAGCGCGGCGAGGGTGCGGTTCTGTTCGGCCTGCGACGGCATCGCCGAAGGGAACCGAAGCCGGCGGACGGAAGTGCGAAGAGTCCGGCGGGCCGGACTAGTCGGCGGGAGAGATCGGGATGCAGAGCATCGCCAGGATGGCGATCGCCTCGCGGCCGAACTCGCTGGGCTCGACGTCGACGTGCTCGATCTGGCCGGTGTGGCTCTCGAGGATCGCTCGAGCACGGCACTCGCCGTTGGTCGAGCAGAGGATTTCGATCTGGCGGTCGGTGCGGACGATGTCGTAGCCGTTGAGCATGGCCGGCATCTTACCCCCCAGAACGGCGAGCGCCCCGCTCTCCCGTTGGCCTTAAGTACCAGGGGGAGAGACGGGGCGGCTCGTCGTCGGTGAGGCTACTACAGCGCGGCGCGCACGAGGCAGTCCTTGGCCTCGAGCAACTTGCGCAACCCGGTGGTCAGCTCGGGACCACTCGGGAGATCCTTGGCCATCTGGTGAGCGAGCTCGCAGATCGGCCGGCTTACCTCCTGCAACTTCTCAGGGAGATGGTCGTAGTCGAAGTGACGCAGGATCTGTTCGGTGCTCGGGTGCATCAGGCCGAGGACTCGGCCGGAGCCGCCGGCTGCACCGGCTTCTCGTTGTCGTCGGCGTCGGCGTAGACGCTCACCGCGTCGGCATTGCCCGTCGCCGACTGCCCCGCGGTGTCACCCGCGAAGTGGTAGAGGGTCTGCCCACTCGGCGTCTCGAGGCCCGAGGCCTCGAAGCCGACCGGCTGCGTCTCGCCGTCGACGAGGTACAGCGGCTTCTCCGACGCGGCCGACGTCGACGGTGCCGGCTCTTCGCCGCCGCCCTGGTCGCCTTCGCCGGCCGGGGGTGCGTCCGGTGCGGGCGGCTCGCCGGGCGCCGGGGGATCTGCCGGCGTTTCGACCGGAGAGCCTTCGTTGCCACCGCCGGGCGCGTCGACGCCGGTCGCGACGACCTCGCCGAAGCTGATGTCGTCGAACCCCGTCACCGTGGCGAGCTCGATTTCGAGCTCCTGCCCCTTGCCGATCGAGGCCGCTTTGCGGTGCTCGCCCGAGGCCGGGTCGATCGCCGCGACATAGGCGCCGCCGCCGTCGTCTACCTGCACTTTCAACTTCATATGTTGCTCCCTTCGGGAGGATTGGTTAATGGGACTGAGGCAACCTACCCGAGTATGTGGACACGCGCCTCCGTCGACCCCGCAAAGTGCGTAGAACGAGAAGAGGCCCCCTCGCGGGAGCCCCGTCTCGAAACAAGTTGTCGAGTGCATATGGGCGGACAGTGCCCCGGTGAGTGATTGTCACCGGACTGAACCCGATCACCCCAAGGCTCGACCGTTAGCTCGCCGGGGAGCGTAGCAGCGCCCCAGAACGACAAAAGCCCCCCGCCCGAAGGCGAGAGGCTCGTGCCGCATGAACGAGATCCCGAAGGGAATCCCCGAAGAAGAAGAGGCTACAGGATCACGATCGACACTCCGGTCTGTTTGCCAGGGCCGGCGAACTCCTTGGAGCAGTCGAGCTGCACCACGTGGCGATCGTCAACGATCAACCCGCCCTGCGTCAACCCGTCGAGGACCGCTCGAGCGAGCTTGTCGAGATCCCCGTCCGCCGAGGGCCAGTCGTACTTCGGTCCCGCCGGCCGCGGCATCACGAACCGCAGGCCGACCTCGTAGGGGGGCTCGAGGAGCCCGATGCCTTTGGGCCGCTGCCCGAGGCAGGACATCGCGATCGCTTCAACCCAGGGCTTGCAGTTGTCGCTCGACTCCTTGGACGCAGAGCCGCCAAGGAACACCCTCGAGCCCTTCGGCGCGGGATGCCCCTTGACGACGAACTGCGCCCGATTCACTCGGCAGGTTGCGGGGCCGCGGGAGGAACGGCCTCCGCGGGAGGAGAGGCTACCGCTACTGCGGGTGGCGGGATCTCGACCGGGTGATCGGCGATGAACTCCGAGATCACCTGGCCAAAGTGCCCGAGTTCCTGCGCGAGCTCCTCGTAGGAGAGGTCACCCGTCTCGACCTTCGAGCGCAGGGTGGCGAGCGCCTCCCCGAGGCCGTGGAAGGTACCGAGGGCGACGAAGAAGGCCTGCGCCTCCGGGCTGTCGACGAAGCCGTCGAGCTGTCCTTCGAGGTCGGCCTGCACGTTGATGTTTTCGTGGTGCTGCCACTGGTCGATCCAGCGGTCGAGCAGACGGATCGTGATCAGCGCGGCCGCCCCGAGCACCCCGGCGATTTCCACCGTCCCCAGGTTGAGGCCGGGGAAGTGCGCCGCGAGCCAGGCCGAGGCGGTGCTCGAGACGGCGGTGATCAGGCCGGCGAGCAGGATCACCACCCGGTTCGGTGGGAACGTCGCCTGCACCTTGTCGATGATGGTGTTGAGCATCTTGTCTCCTTGGTTGCTGGGTTACCGACCGACCCAGAAGGCCGGCCGGACTACGGACTCGTCGCGGTTGTGACCGCCGCTGGTAAAGGTCCACTGAGTCGAGTGGGCCTTGACCGAGAGCAGGCCGCACGTCGACGGCCCGCACAGGTGCTTCCCGGCCCCGATGTGGGCGGTGTGAATGCGGTACTCGTCGGGGTGGATGCCAGCCTGATCGAGCGCGTTGAGGACGTCGACCATTTCCGACACCGCGGCGTAGAGGCCCGGCCGCTCGACCCCGTTGCCGTGTTCGCGGCGGACGAAGCCGGGGGCGTCGTTGGGACTCGCGTCACCGGGCTCGATGTCGAGCTCCTCGGCCTCGTGGGCGGTCGAGACGGCGACCGAGACGAGCCGGGCGTGCGGGCAGCGCTTGCGCAGTTCACCGTTCTCGAAGGTCGGCCAGGAGCCTCCTACGTAGCCGAGCGCGGCGGGTGAGTCGGCGGGGATCTCCGCGACGGTGACCGAGTCGAACATCACCCGCGGCGCCGAGAGGAAGGCGAGGATCTGCTTGGCCTCGCGACGCAGCCGGCGGATCGCTCGAGCTTCCCGCTTGGCGCGGTGGCCCTGCTTGAGCCGGCGCTTGCGTTCGCGGTTCTTTTTGCGGGCCTTGATCGTCGCCGAGATCCGCTCGAGGCGCTTGCGCGGCGCGACCGGGATATGCGCGGCCGCTCTGTTCTCCGGGCGCCTCACAGCGACACCCGCTTGACGCCGATGTGAATGTGCGGCCCGGTGCCGTGCTCTTCGGTGATCACCTGGACGCGGTAGCTCTCGGCCGAGCCGGTGTGGGAACGCTCGATCGTGAATTCGGAGAAGGCCGTCATCTCCGACTTGCGCTGCTTGAGGGCGGTGACGATCGCCGAGCCGAGCTCGTCGTTGT